TGACTGTTGTGGCCGCGAGGGATGCAATGGATTGGATCACAAAGATCGCTCGTTTGGTGACCAAGAACGAGAACCCTTTGCCGTTCATGTGGTCAACACCTACAGGGTTCGTTGTGCAACAAGCCAAGTACAGCATGGACCGACACTCTGTTCAGACCATGATCGATGGACGTATGTTAAAGGTTGAGTTCTTGACCGACAGCAAGGTTCTCGATGCGAACAAGAACGCTCAGTCGCTATCGCCCAACTACATCCATAGCATGGACGCGGCTCACCTCCAGCTAACCATCAACAAAGCCCTTGAGAAAGGCGCAGCGGCTGATGGGGTAGGTGGGATGTCCTTCTGTATGATCCACGACAGCTTCGGGGTTCACGCGGCAGACATGGATTACTTCCTGCATGAGTGCATAAAGCCAGCCTTTTACGATATGTATAAGGACGGAGATGTGTTGCAGAAATTCTTGGATGAAGTGACGCCGCTAATTCCTGAGAAGTCTCGAAGTAAAATCCCAGCAATCCCTGAGCTTGGTTCTTTGGATATTTCTGAAGTGCTGAATAGTGAGTTCTTTTTCAGCTAATACTTACGCTACAGGAACAGTTACTTGAACATTAATCACCATTACTAGAAAATCGAAAGGTTAAAGGATGGCACACATATACGAAAACCAAGGAAAATACACAGTGGTGGTGGATGGCATTGTCATTGGTCACAACCTTTCCCGCAAGGAAGCACTACGGAAAGTCGAGGATTACGACTTTGATTAAATCAGGAGATATCCGCTCCTTTGAAATTGATGATGGGGACACTCTTCCCATCGTCATCCTCGTGGACCCTGAAGGTTTCCACCTAACCCAGACCGACAACATGGGCCTTGAAGACCATATCAGTCTCTCTTGGTCACACATCATGGGTCTACTCGAAATGATCGAAACACTAGACGAAGGTACGACAAAAAATGTCAGACACTAAGATTTCTTTGCCATTGGGCCGTGCAATTTACCCGTCACTTAAAACGGCGGACACTAAATTCCACGATCTAGGCATCTACAAGTGCAATGTCAGCGTTCCTGTTAAGGAAGCGACAAGCGCGATGGAGAAGCTATCAGCTATCTACAAACAGCACACAGGCAAGGCTCCTGTGAAGACCGACAACACCATGTGGAAAATGGAGGTCGATGAAGAGACAGGTGAGGACACAGGCAATGTGATCTTCAAATGTTCAGTCAAGAATGTTCGCCGCCGCGATGGTGAATTGTGGGACCGCCGACCCAAACAATTTGATGCGAAGATGAACCCAGTTACCCTCGATCCCTCAGGCGGCACAGAGCTTTATGTATCTGCATCTGTCTACGCATGGGACGCGGGTGGAAAGAAAGGCGTGAGCCTTCAACCACAGGCAGTTCAAATCATCAATCTAATTGAGCGCGGTGGTGCATCCGCTGACGCCTTTGGTTTCCAAGAGCACTCAGGTGGGTTCGAGGCCGAAGCAACTAACTACACCTTCGGGGATACCAATGAAACAACCGACAAAGAAGAAGACTTCCAAGACTTCTAAAAAATCGGTTGGTCTTAAATATGGGTTTCGCTCAGGATTAGAGGAGCGGATATCTAAGGAGCTAGACGGAACAGGGTGTTGTTACACTTACGAAGAACAGGTTATCCAATATGTGAAACCTCAACGCACCAGTAAGTACACACCTGATTTCGTCATTACAAAGCGACCTGATGGAACAGATAAAGAGCGTCCTTTGGTGATAGAATCCAAGGGGCGCTTTCTCACATCTGACCGGCAGAAACATTTATTAATTAAAGACCAACACCCAGACGCTGATATCCGCTTCGTATTCTCTAGAAGCAAACAGACTATCAGTAAAACCAGCAAGACAACTTACGCGATGTGGTGCGAGAAGCATGGCTTTATGTACGCAGATGGTTCAATTCCTGAGGCATGGTTGCAGGAGTAAAATGTATAACAATAATAAGAAGCGTGATGAAACGCTCTACATGATCATCGATCATTCAGGCACGACCCCAACAATCGACATTGACGCGAACAACCAAGACAACCGTGACAGAGCCAAAGGGTTCTACGGTTGCCGCTACCATTACGTCATCACTAGGGAAGGGGTCGTGCAACTAGGGCGCACACTTGACCGTGTGTCGCCTTTAACTGGTGTTCTAGATTACCAATCTGTGACTGTATGTTTGGTCGGTGGAAAGAACATCGAGGGCGAGGCTGAAGACAACTTCACAGAAGTCCAAAAAGAAGCTCTCAAAGAGTTAATCACCGTATCTAGAATTTCCAATCCAGACTTACAGGTTCTGGGACGCAAGGAAATTCAAAAGCAACGGACCACTGGCCCTGCGCTCGACCTCACACCTTACAGATAGGATATGACATGGATACTCATGAAGAAAGCACGTTGCTTGGCCACGGGCCTTGCGACAACTGCGGGTCCTCGGACGCCAACGCTGAGTATTCTGACGGACATACCTTCTGTTTCTCATGTGAGGCACACAAGCCCAGCACCGACCACGCACCTAAGACAGTGAACAAAAGAAACCCTGATCTCCTCCCTATCGGGGACTATGTTTCACTGGCTAAACGTAAGATCACTGAGGCCACCGCTCGTAAGTTTGGTTATTCAACCTCTACCTTCAAGGGTCAGACGGTTCAGATTGCCAACTACAAGCGTAATGGTCAGATCATTGCTCAAAAGGTGCGGTTCCCAACGAAAGACTTTATGTTCGTGGGTAACGGTAAAGAGTGTGGGCTATTCGGGCAGCACCTGTGGCGCAACGGTGGGAAGACACTCTGTATAACCGAAGGCGAGATTGATTGCCTCACGGTTTCTCAGGTCATGTCGAAAGACAACAAATGGCCTGTTGTGTCTATTCCCCAAGGCGCTGCGGGTGCTGCGAGGGCGATCAAGCGTGAGCTTGAGTTCGTTTCGTCATACCAAAAAGTAGTGATCATGATGGACAGCGATGAAGCTGGTCAGAAAGCTGCGCTAGAGATTGCACAGTTACTCAAACCTAACCAAGCGTATATTGCTGAGTTACCTGCGAAAGACCCGTCAGAACTTATGATGGCTGGTCGATCCCCTGAGATACTTACGGCGTTCTGGGAGGCAAAACCTTACCGACCAGATGGTATCGTATCTGGCGCTGACCTCTGGGACGAGATCATATCCGATGATGACACAGACAGCGTTCCTTGGCCCTATGAAGGCCTCAACACCATCACTCACGGACTGCGCAAGAGAGAGCTAGTCACACTGACCGCAGGGTCTGGTGTGGGTAAGTCTCAGGTGTGCCGTGAGATTGCCTACCATCTCATTAAGCAGGGTGAGACCGTAGGCTATGTTGCTCTTGAAGAGAACTGCAAACGCACAGCCTTGGGCTTGATGGGTTTGGCAATCAACAAGCCCCTGCACATCTCCAAGGAAGGAGTATCAAATGCTGATCTTAAACTTGCTTTCGATGACACCGTGGGTTCTGGTCGTGTTTACCTCTACGATCATTTCGGTAGCCTGTCTGCCAACAACCTCCTCGACAAAATTAGATACCTTGCGAAGGGCTGTGACGTTAGCTTCATTGTCCTCGATCATCTCAGTATTGCTGTCAGTGGCCTTGAAAACGGCTCAGATGGCAGGGCCTTAGACGAGCGCAAAGCTATCGACGTTTTGATGACACAGCTCCGCTCATTAGTAGAGGAGACAGGGATCGGTATGATCCTAGTGTCACACCTCAGACGCCCTGAAGGTAACAAAGGGTTTGAGGAAGGCATTGCGACCTCACTCAACGCACTACGAGGCAGCGCAAGTATCGCGCAGCTATCGGACTCAGTGATCGGTCTCGAAAGAAACCAGCAATCTGAGGACGAGGCAAACCAAGTGACTGTTAGGGTCCTGAAAAACCGCTTCAGTGGCGAGACAGGTATAGCGACCACGCTCTACTTCGATAAACAAACAGGTCGGCTTTCAGAGAGTGAGTTCACACAAGATGAATTCAACGCTGAATACTGATCAAATCTTTGAGAACGCTGAGACTTACGCAGTCTTGGCGGCTCAGAACCCAGATGTGTACGCCAATGTCTACACCTACTGGAACAACCTAGCCCAGAACCTCGAACATAAAGGATGGAAAGCCATGACAGGTCAAACTCAACACGACAAAATCATGAAGCACTTGAAGAAAGCTGGATCGATCACCGTGCGTGAAGCGATGGTGGAATACTCAGTGTCCTCACTCCCCAAGCGTATCCAAGAGCTACGCGAGTTAGGTAACGAGATCGTTTCTAACGTCAAGTTCCATCCCATCACGGGTCAGAAATACACGCGATACACACTCAATTCCTAACCCAAGGGGGCCGCTATGAGCATTTATGTAGGCGACATCGAGACTGATGGACTACTGGACACTCTCACCAAGGTACACTGTCTTGTTCTCCAAGACGTAGATACCAAAGAGGTGTTCTCATACGGCCCCAACGAAATTCAAGAGGGGCTTGATCGAATGAAAGGTGCTGATGGTTTAATCTTCCATAACGGCGTAGATTTCGACTTCCCCGCTCTCGAAAAGGTTTACCCTGATTTTCACGTTGATCGTGACAGGGTAATCGACACCCTAGTTTGCACCCGACTTATCTGGACTAACCTAAGTGACACGGATAGTCCCAGAATTAATTCAGGTAATCTAGAACCACGGCAACGTGGGTCTCACGCCTTGATGGCTTGGGGCAAGAGGCTAGGGGTCTTGAAGGGTGACTTCGGTCAATCTACGGATTGGGCTGAGTGGTCACCGCAGATGCAGGAATACTGCGAACAGGATGTAGCTGTCACTTTAAAACTGTGGGCAGTAATCTCAGCGAAGCAATACTCTCCAGCGGCACTTGATCTTGAGCATAAAGTTGCTTGGATCGTGTCGGAGCAAAAGCGTCATGGTTTTCTATTTGACGTAGCTAAGGCAGAGAAACTTCTGATGCACCTTCAAATGGAACGTGCAAAAATTGAGACAGACCTACATACTATATTCGACCCGTGGTATTCTGCTGTCGAAGTAAAGACACCCAAGCGTACAATCAACTATAAGTCCGTTGATCGTGCGAGTGTAACTGAGGGTTGTCCTTACACAGTTGTTAAGTTGAACGTGTTCAATCCTAACAGCCGTTTGCATATAGCAGATCGACTTACCAAGAAGTATGGTTGGCAACCGAAAGAGTTTACTCCAGATGGCCGTGCTAAAGTAGACGAAACAGTTCTCTCCAATCTCACTTACCCAGAGGCGCAGTCTATCGCTACCTCGCTCATGATCCAGAAGAGGATCGGACAGCTAGGTGAAGGTAAGAACGCATGGTTAGCTCTCGTAGGTGATGACAGCCGCATACACGGCTCTGTTAACACCAACGGGGCTGTGACGGGGCGCATGACGCATATGTTTCCAAACACGGCCCAGACACCTTCAGTCGGCAAACCATACGGCAAAGAGTGCCGTGAATTGTTCACAGTACCTGAAGGTAAGAAGCTCGTAGGCGTTGACGTTTCAGGTTTGGAACTTCGTATGCTTGGCCACTTTCTCGCTGCGTTTGATGGTGGTGCATACGGCCACGAAGTGGTCAACGGTGATATCCATACAATCAATATGAAAGCTGCGGGTCTGCCTGACAGATCAGCTAGTAAGCGTTTTATTTATGGATTTCTTTACGGGGCAGGTGCTGGCAAAATAGGTGAGGTGGTAGGTAAAGGTCCCAAAGAGGGCCAGAAGCTAAAGACAAAGTTTCTAGACCAAACACCAGCGTTAGCCAAGCTGATCACAGCGGTAACTAAAGCATCCAAACGTGGTCACCTAGTCGGTCTTGATAAACGTATCCTCCATTGCCGTAGCTCTCACTCAGCCCTGAACCTTCTTTTACAGAGTGCAGGGGCCTTGGTGTGTAAGCAATGGGCCGTTGAGATGGATAAGGTCCTCACTGAGCGTAACCTAAAGCACAAGTGTCAGGTCGTGGCTAACATCCACGATGAACACCAATACGAAGCTGACGAGGACATTGCTGAACTCGTGGGTGAACTAAGCATCCAAGCGATCAAGGATGCAGGTAAACATTTCAACTTAAAGGTGGAGCTAGATGGCGAAGCAAATATCGGGAAAAACTGGTACGAGACCCACTAAAAAACCTCAACCAAAACCTACGGCTCCTTCAAAACTATGCGAGACTTGTCTGTACATCGATACACAAGGGTCAGACAGGTTTCGCACACATTACTGCCACAGGTATCCGACAACTGAAATTGTAGCTCCAAGCTACTGGTGTGGGGAATGGAGACCTAAAGATGACTAGAATGGTACTGATCGATGCTGACATAACCATATACAGGGTGGCAGCGAAGAACGAAGAACCCACACGGTTTGATAACGGATTGTGGGTGCTTTGGTCGGACGAGGCGAAGACTACAAAAGATTTCGATGAAGCGATTGAGAATATCGTGGAGACAACAAAAGCAGATGACTACCTGCTATGCCTAACGTCCAAGAACAACTTTCGTAAAGATATCCTGCCGTCTTACAAAGGTAATCGCAAAGACACACGAAAGCCCATGCTACTGCCGTTTCTCAGACAGCACGTTATTGAGAACTATAAGTATGACCTTCGTGATGGTCTGGAGGGTGATGATCTCATGGGTATCCATGCGACAAACCCAAACGCTGTGGGTGAGCAAGTAATCTACTCCGCTGATAAAGACATGAAGACTATCCCATCCAAGCTGTGGGATCAGACTTTCAACATTGTTGTCGATGTCAGTGAAGA